CTACCATGGAATCTATATCAACATTTTCCAGTTTATCATCATTTTCTTCGACAAATTTAATAAGTCTAGATTCGTATTCTTCTAATGGGATATAAGGTCCTGTTGCCAATTCTATTAATTTGTCCTTTTCTCCGAATTCAAAAGCGTTATCACCATAACCTCCACTTCCAATGTATATTTCTATTATTTCATACATTTCATCGTAGACACAGTCACTTATATCTTTATCTGTTAGATCATCTACCGAAGAATTTTGTACTTCCTGTTGTGCTCTAGTCTTTACAGAGAAAGGTATGTCTAGTTTCATTATTTTTTTTATTTTTAATGTTTTTTCATATATTGTCTTCAATTTTTCTATTGCTTTTGTTCTTCTTTCTGCACTCATATATAAGATAGTTTCTCTAGTATCAAGCAAGTTTTGCTCGTAAAACTCTAGTTCAAGATCTCGTTCAGATAATAATAAAGGGTCTTTGCATCTTTGCGATGTTTCTAAAATCTTCTTTATCTTTGGATACTGTTTATAAAGTTCTTCCTTTGTAATTGCTTCTATTTTTGCTTCTGCTGCTCTCTCCACTTTCTCGTACTCATCTATATCTGCCATAAAAACTCGATAAATAGGTTTTTCGGAACCTTGTTGGCAATGATGAGCACTTTCAACATCTATAGGGTTACCAAATGAATTTTTGCCTTTGTGACTAATTAAATCAACATTAGCATTTATAGGTATCTCTTTTTCTTTTCTGAGAGCGAAGACTTTATGCGTCGAATACATCAACATCATCGCGTCTCTTGTATTTATCAACAATTCCTGTTTACTACCTGTAATTACAAAATAGGGAGAAAGGATGTGAAGTTGATTTGTGGTGACGTTAAAGTTAGTGTCCCCATAAGTACGACCTTGTTCGTCGCGCGGGTCAATTTCAGACAGTTGCTTTGAACATTGATATGCAAAAGAAGCGAAATGGTTTTTGTATGTCCCGTCGCTATTAAGAGGGTTATATAGATTCTTCAAATAAGAACGAGAAATAGGGAAAATAAAAGTAGGTTCTGGTTCATAGTATTCGGGATAGTCTGGGTTTGGATCTCCAACCATACATAATAATATGGTATCGTCATCTAATTCCAAAAACTTTTTGATGTCAAGATAATCATTATCATCCATAACTCCTTTTTCGTCATAATTATCTAATATAGGCCAACTTAAACCCATTTCTTCTACTTCCGGAACTTTAAAATTAAAAAATGGCTTTATTTTGAGAAAATCCTCTATTTCTTTAGAGTATATATTATCATCAGAAGAAGTTCCAAGAAACAGGTAATGGTTCAAAAATGACTGTTTTATATAGTTTTCTGCCTTTTCTTTGTCTTTTTTAATAAAATCAAGATAATCCATATCTATAGAATATTTAATATTTTTATGATCATATGTTCCTATTTCTATCATTTTTGATTGGTAAGGTAGTCTTTTAGAGTAATCGACGTGTTTTTGATTAATTATATCAAATATAACTCCGTCTTCTCCTCTCATTTCTCCGAGTTCTTTATGTTTTAAAGATTTTAAGTAAAATTTATAGAGATTTTCCAAATTTAAAGGTTTTCCTTCAATAGTTTCATCAATAAATTTTTTATCTACATTTTCTGTTTCCCTAACATCTTTATCTATAACTACACCCATCCCATAATTATGGTTTATTTTATCATACCCGTATTTTTGCATAATCATAGTATAGTTTGCAACATCTTTTATAAGGGCTCCCATAGAAGAAGGCATTTTATACTAAAGAAAAATTAAATAAAATGTCGGTTGTTTTTGACCTATCGATATTTCCAGAAGATTTACAGAAAAGAATAGATAAAATGCTTACTTTTACTCCTACTAAAAATAAGTCATTTAATAAAAGTTTCTCTTTTGAAGCCTCTTTAGAACCCGTTAAATGTTACTATACTGAAAACAAGAAAGTCTATCTTCCTTATCGTTTTGCTTGCACGTTGCTAAATAAATTCTTTAATATGGAAAAATTTCCACCTATTTCTCCAGATAAATCTTTAGAATTCAAAGGAAAGCTTCTTTCAAGACAAGAAGAACCATATGAACAAGCATTAGAACATCTTAAGCGTTATAACACCACGACTATTGCCCTTTATCCTGGGTTCGGTAAAACTTTTTTAGGATGCATGCTGTCTCATCGTTTGAACAGAATAACGTGTGTTCTAGTTCATCGCGAGAATGTTGGTAAACAGTGGATAAAATCTTTTAAATCTTATATTCCAGATATAAAGGACGAAGACCTCTGGTATGTAAATGATAAGGTAAAACCAAACGCTAAGATTATGATTTGTATGGCCGGGAGAACAGATAAGATACCAGAAAAACTCAGAAAATCAGTAGGAACTCTCATCATAGACGAAGCCCATTGTTTCTGTTCAGCATCTCGCATCAAACCTCTTTTATCGTTCTCTCCAAGATTTACAATAGTAGAAACTGCTACTCCTATCAAAGATAACGGTATGCACAAAATCACACAAGCGATTGCTGGAACTCATTTTATACAGAAAATATCAAACAAACGTTATAAATGTTATATCATACAAACTAATCTAAATTTTGTAACTGAGTCTAAAAATCCATTTACAGATTTAGTTTCTCAACAATGTGAGTCAGAACAGAGGAATAAGATTATCCAAAACATAGTAAAAGACAATCCAAATAAGAAGACGATGATAGCCTCTCCGAGAACAAAACACTGCGACGACATATGTTCAGCTATAGAAGAACTTGGTATCGTTCCTGCTAAGTTGTATGGAACCATTAAAAACTACAAAACATCTTCTGTTCTTGTGGGTACTACCTCTAAAATGGGAGTAGGTTTCGATGAAGCAAACTTTTGCGATGATTATGATGGTAGACCATCAGATCTCCTTATTATAACGCAAACCTTTAAATCGTGGCCTATGTTCGAACAGGTTCGTGGTAGAGGTATGAGAGCAGATACACCTACAGTAGTGTATTTGAACGATAAACATTCAATTACTAGACGACATATGGGTATTATGAGAAAATGGGTGAAAGAGACAAACGGAGAAATAATCGAATTGAAAATAGATAAGATAAAAGATTTTGTTATGTAATAAAATGAGTATTAGAAACCCGTATTCTGGGAGAATGGTGTCTAGAAATGGAACAACTGGATTAAAAGTTTTGGAACTAGAAAGAAGTATCCCTCAATTTGTAAAAAGTTGGGACTATAAAGAACTACACCAAAGATTTAAACATATTGGAGAGGAAGGTTTCACTCCTGAAGTGATAAAATCAGATATTCTGTATGCCAGAATGGTATATTTCTTAAAACTTATAAATACTTTTAATAACAAGCAAGTAGATGAAATTCAGGAAGCAATGAAAAATTTATCTTTATAAAATGCCTTTGAAAAAATGTCAACCAGGGAAGATAATGAATCCAGAAACAGGTAGATGTGTAGACAAAACTGGTGTAATTGGGAAAAATTTTGTAAAGTCAGTTGTTTTTAATCTACCTCGTCCAAAATCTCCACGTAAGATATTTCCAAAATAATTTTAATATTTCAAATATTAAAATGCTAGAAAACGCATTACAATTAGCGTTATATTCGAAGGAAAATAGTGTTCCGCTTAAATTTCTTAAAAGTGTTGATGGGGAAATTGTAGACACAACAAAAGCAATTTCCAATGACATAGTGACATATTATATGTTATATAAGTATTCTATAGACGACACGATTATGATATATTATCATGAAAATAAAGACAAAGACGACGATGAACTCTCGGTCTCCATAATTATGTTCTTGAGACTTATAAACGAAGAACAAAAGATTAATAACTACACGTTGTCTTTAATCAAAGACGTTAGACGCATATTCGATATGAAATGGGAAGGTTTGTTATCATCAACAATTAAACGTATAGAGAAACTTACTTCTATTAAAGAATTTTTCGACGGTATAGAACTTAATGAAGAAACCAGGCAATCTCTTAATAATAGTTTTACTGACGATAATGTAGTAAAATCTTATAGTTACGAGTATGAAAAATTTGATATAACCAAAGAAAATGGAAAATATATATTTAATCAATTCGGAACAGATAAAAGTCTTTTTTATATAGAATACATCGACGACGAGGGTAATAGTATGATTAAGATACACGATACCGCAGAAAAGAATCTTTTAGAAACAGAAGAAACTTCAAAAAATACATTATATTTCAAATACAAACATCAACATGATGTTATAAACATAAAGTTTGACATACTTACACATAAAATAGAATATTCCTATTATGCAGGAAAAAATAGCTCAGAAATAGACGGGATAATACAAACTATTTTTTCAAATTTCAGACTTTCTGATCCAAAAACAATGTTCATTTCTGGTAGTTTTAGTATCGATATTAAGAATTATAAAGAATATAATTTCTATTACTTTATATTCATGCTTGTTAATTTAATAAACAAAGACGCTAGTAACCTTATTTATATGAAAGAAACTTTCAATCCAAGAGCATTGAAAAAGAGAGCAAAATACTATTTTAGAGATTTAGAGAATATAAATCGTATAGATTATATTATGTCTTTTACTGTTGACAACGTCTTGAGTAATCTTTACAACATAAAGTATAGAGCAAAAAACAAAGAGAAGAGCTATATTTTGGAAATAGCATATCTTATCAAAAAATATATGTCATTCTATGAAGAAAATTCTACAATCACAGGAGGAGGAAATGTTTCAGATTATTTTGTTAATGAATTTTATGATAAAACATTTCAATACAATGAACGCAGTTATACGAGGATACCTACAAAGATAGCAACTATGAGAAACAAATCCCAAGCAGAGAAGATGTTCCCAAGTGGTGGAGAATACACAAAAGGTATGTGTGAATGTAAACTGCAACCCATTATTGTCGATAAAGAAGATATTGAAGATTGGGAGAATTATGAAGATAGTAAAAGCGGAAGAACAATTAAACATAATACAATATTATTTCCTCCTGAAAACTCAAGTCAAGGACCCAAGAGAAATTATGTGTGTCCTACCCATCACTACCCTATACCTATTCTAAAACCCAACACAGGTTCTAATGCTAAGGAATATCCCTATCTCCCATGTTGCAAAATGACCGGAAAAGATAATTATTATGATTTCTATGAAGAAACCAGGTTAGAAGGAAAAGGTCCGATAATATCTCTTAAACAGTCTGATATTCAGACACGTTCTTTACCCCTTCCTTTACAAAGTTTTTTCAAAGCTTTTGTAGATGATCAAGTAGAAATAAAACCAGTAGAGGTCAATATAAACGATAGTTTTATATCCTGTTTATTACACGCTACTAAAGATTATACACCACCAAGGAGAGAGGGTCATAAAAACTATAAAATATTATACAATTCTATAGAAAGTTATAAGAAAGATTACAAAGAAGGAGTAAAGAAAATAAGAAAAAATATCAATATGTTTAAAGTTCATTTTGAAACTTTGAAACAAGAAATGTTCGATTATACAACAGATGATATTATCAATATATTGACACAGAACGAATATATAGATAGTATGATGTTTTTCAAATTTTTCGAATATATATTTAGTGTTAATATTTTTGTTTTCAATGTAATAAACGATAAACCAGTTTTAGAAAAACCAAGATATAAAGATTTTCACGTAAGAAATATAATAGAAGATTTTCCCGCTGTTTGTCTTTATAGAGACCCAGATGTGCAAAAAGGTAGATACAGTGTTATTGGAGGAAAAAATATGACATTTAGTTCAAAAATATTTCAAAATCTTCTTCAGTCTTATTATAAAACAGAGATAAAAGATAACAGTGTTATTACGAGAGTTAATCCCTATCAGGGAATTATTTGGGAAAAAATATTTAAAAACTACAAAATAGTAAATCAGAAAATTAATGAAAACGGGAAATGTTATCGTCTTACAATACAGATAGGTAAAGCTGGATTGTCAATTTATATACCTCCATCTGCTCCTTTAAATGTCCCTGAAAGTTCTAAGATTTATAAAGGAACTTTTTCTAGTATCAATAAAATATTTACAAATGGAACTCGAGGAAGCGACGGTCTGTGGTTTGAAATTAACGGTATGAAAGAAGTTTTTATTCCGTGTTATGATATAGAAAAAAGCGACGATATATGTTTCAATTATGTCAAAGATTGTGTAAAATCAAACACGAGTTACGATAATTACAAGATAAGTAGCAGAAATGCGGGAGTTTTAACAGAGATATGTGTTTGGTTGTGGAGAATATCAGGCGTAGAACTAGAAGAATGGTTTCTAACATATATAGATTATAAATCTCCTAATACAGGTATTTTTGAAAAATACCAATTAAACGGAAAATATATACTACCAAAATATAATTCCGTTCCCCAATGTTTAGATTGGTTGTCTAAACTTAATCCAAATTTTCCCGATCTATTTAAGGGCGAAAAGTTGAACATTTACGAAGATCTCAAAGATAATTTATATCTATATATGAAAAAATTAGAATCTCTTACAGATGGTTTATCACATAATCCTAGTCTGTATATGGAAACTCTATTAAGAGATAAAAACGATTACAATATAGGTGCAAATGAGTTACTATTTGATAATAAGATTGGTTTAGATGACTGGAAGAATAATAAGTTTCATAATCTACAAATATTTGATACTTTAGAAAACAGAGGGATATACATTTATCAGAATGATAAAGGTATGTATTTAATATCTTCTACAAACTCATTAGAAGAAACGTTATTGGCCGTACTGTATTGGAATAAACATAAGAAAATTCCAAATAGTGATATTTTTACACCACAATTAAGAACAGGAGTGAAGTACAAGACAGGTTATAGACTATTAGATACTAAACTGAATGTAATTAAAGAGGAAAAAAATCATAACATTATTAATGTTATTTTTTATAGAACTAACCTCTATTCTACATTTATAAAAATAATTTAAGTTATATAAAAATGGACAATACTCATCTCGTCGTAATGATATTGATATTAAGTATTTTTTCGATATGTGGTTTGGTTAGCGCATTAATAATACACAGTGAAGCACCGACATATATACAAGAAAAGGAAATAGTGAAAAATTGTTTCGTAGTCGTAATAATTTCGTTTGTATTTGTTGTAATGTTTGATTTAATTTACTTTGGTTGGCATGCTCTTCATAATCACAAAGTTAAAATCCCCAGGAAGAGCACAAAAATGCACTAAGCAGAATACGTATATTGTGTATTTAAATGCAAATATTTTATACACAAAACCATAATAGAAAGTATTGATATCCCAGATATTAATAGTATTGAAATCTTTCTAGTCGTTAATCTTTCATATAACGGCTTTAACTTTCCATTTTTCTCCATTTTCTTTAACATTCACATTAGAGAAATAATCTTTTGTATATTCTCCATCTACCATTTCTCGTTGGTTGTGTATATATAAGATAGATTGTTTGACAAATCCATGCATTATTTTCCACGTATCTTCTATTTTTTCATCATCAAATACTTCTACCTGGTTACCATTTTCGTCTGTATATTTTGCACTCAAAAGACTTTTAAAAGAAGAAATTTGGTCCATACCAATACCTTTAGTGATAGTTTTATCTTCTCCTACAATATTATCTAGACCTTTATCTTCTGCCATGTTGAAAAGACTTAAACCCAAATCTTTAAAATAATCCAAATCTTTATCGTAAATCTTATCCCAATAAGGATATGTCTTTCGTATAAATCTCTCTAATAAAAATCTTCCTTCTAATCTTGAAATGAAGATTTTAACAAGATTAAACATAGTAGGGGTGATAGAAGAAACTCCGTTATCGGAACCTTCTTGTACCATTTCATGACAAATGTCGACGAGTGTGAGAAAATTTCTCTTGAACCTTTCTTCTGCTGGTAATGACATTTAAACTGAAAATCTTTTAAACTTTTGTTATAAAAAGCACCATGGAGTATTCTAAATTCTTGAAAGAAGTTATCGCAAGATCAAAACAACCTCTTCCAGAAAATGCTTCTTATGAATATGAAGCACGATTTCTCAATTACGATAGAACCTCTTTCGAGAGACTCAAAACCAAACTCAAAGCAATGAGCGACAATCCATCGAAAACATCATGGAGACCTCTTATATTATCTGAAACAGAAGATTTTATAATCTCTGGAAGACGGTATAGTAGTATACCAGAGTCAGATAATTTAAGGATGATGGACAAAATAGGAATTTTATTTAGAAAGGATAAAAATGTTAAATATGCTCTATCTCAAGAGCGAGAAGCAGGAATATCTGAAGATGTCATATTTGTTGATGGAAATATTAAGTTTCTGTCAGATATAAGAGAAGTAGAGATGAGGCGCAAAAAAATACGTACAACGTTTCCGGTTAACGAAATAAAGATTGATATGACAGAGGTAATTCAAAACGGGGTTGTTAAATACGAAGTAGAAATAGAAATAGAACCAAAATACTTAAAAAAGTCAGAAAAAATCTTTAACAGTCTTTCTACTATCATAGAGAATATGATGCCTTCTTATGAAGATATTATAGAATTCTTCAATGATAGCATGACAAGTGGTAAAAAATCTAACAACGATTCTCTAATTTACGGTGTAGTAGCGAGAGCTCGTGATCTTAAACTTGAAGATATTACGACAGGAGGTATCACACAAGACTATAATGTAAGCGTAAAAGCAGACGGAGAACAGCGTTTTCTTGTAACTCATAAAAGCGGATTATGGCTTGTCTATCCAAAAAATAATATAACAAGACTTGGAGATCTCCCAGATGATATGCAAGAAGGCTCTATTATTTCAGGAGAACTTATTTCTAAAGACAAAATTAGAGATAAAGCTATTTATATTGATGCCGAGCAGATATTCATTCCTTTTGACGCTACTATTATTCGGGGGGAAAACATAATAAGAAACAAATATGAAGATAGATTGAAGAAGATGGGAAGTGTTCTGAAAGAAGCCTCTTATATTAAAGTTAACCAAGTTAATAAACTCTATATTATGCAAAAGAAATATTTTAAAATAACATCTAAAGACACCTTTTACAAAGCAATGCTGGGAGTATTAGAAGAGAGAAAGAAAGTCATATATAAGGAAGATGGTTTAGTTTTTACTCCCAATAAATCTGGTTATATACCTAGTGGGTCCTCAAAACCTCTCAAGGAGCGTATTCTAAACAAATTTAGCGATATCTGTAAATGGAAACCAGCAGAAAAACTCACTGTCGACTTTATGTACGAGTATAACGGAGAACATATAATCAAAACAAAGGATAAAGACTTGGTAAATTTTAAAAACACTACTATATCAAAACATTTTAAATTCGTTGGTCTTGATGCTCTCAAAACTAAATCTGGTTCTATTGTAGAATTTAAACCAGTAGAGGTAAAAGATGGAGAAGTAGTTCTTACTCCAGATAGAATCAGAGACGATAAAATATTTCCCAACGAATATTATATTGTCGATAATTTGTATCAACTCCTTATGAACCCCATTATGGAAAGTACGCTAATTGGCCAAGATACAGTGTTAATGAGAAAGTTCCATAATTCGATAAAAAGAGAACTTTTAAACGATGTTACACCAGATAGTTATTTGATTGATATAGGTTCCGGTAAAGGTGGAGATTTATCAAAATGGAAATTATTTAGGAAGGTTTTAGCAATTGAACCAAATGTAGGATATATACACGAATTTGAACGTAGATTAGAAGAAAGAGGTATGAGAGGCAAAGTAGAAATTCTAAATACTCGCGGAGAAGATACCGATATGATAAGTGATAATGTTTGTAGTTTCCTTCCAGATGATCTAGAAGGTAAAAAAGTCTATATTTCTTTCATGTTCTCTCTTGGTTTTTTCTGGGAATCTGATAAAGCTCTTCAAAGTCTTGCTGACACAGTTAACAAAATCAATCAGCATGTAATCGACAGAGACGGCGATAGATGCGAAATTGTTTTCGTGACGATAGATGGAAACAGATTAAATTCTTTACTGGAGAATTTTGACTCAAGTAAAGTTCCAGGAAAAAGATCTGTAGATTTGAATACTATAATGATATCCAACAAACAAGGAGATAAAGATTTGAAGATTTCTATAAAAGATAGTAAAACCGTGATAGATACACAAACAGAATATTTTGTTCACATCAATCAATTGTTTGAAAAGATAAACTATATAGCACCGAGATTAATATATGCTTCAAATGAAACTGCGAAGGTAATTATGAGCGAAGCAGAAGTTATTTACAGTTCTCTTGTAATTTACGGAAGAGCAGTCTACTCTAGCGAAAAGGTAATCGAAACTCCGGATTCTAGATTACCTGTTTTTTTAGATATAGCAATAGAAAAAGATGGTAAAAAATATTTTAAAGGGGACGATAAACTGGGAATCATCCCTCATCTAGGAAAAGGAATTTATAGAGTAGCGACAATTAATAATGGAGTGTCTTTTATCCACTCTGTGTTAAAACTTATCTCTAAAGAGTATGTTAACGAAGATGGTCTGAAACGTCACGAAAGATGTGACAAATTTATTGAAAAACTGAACTATAATCTTTCTATAGATAATATCACAATGGTTTGTGGTTATAAGATTAATGTTGTAGAGGGGGCGAGTATGAAGAGGTATGGGAATGGTGATAAAGAAATATTTGTTTTTATGAACAAGGATCGAACATTTGAACCCCTTGTAAAAAAGACTGATAACGAAGAATATTGTAGTGTATTTGAGTAAAAACATATATTGAAGGGTAAAGTAAATTTTAAATATATATTTAAAATTTAAAATAATTTTAACGTTTCATAAGTTCGTCGATGGCTGCTGTCACATCGTCGACTTGACGCGTCACATCTACATCGTCTAGTTCTTCTAGTTCTTCTACTACCACAGACTTTGATTGTGGTACAAAACTCCGTCGTTTCTGTTCTACCATATTCAGTTTTTCGTTAATCTTAGAAATAGCCATGTGAGATCTTTTAGTAGTATCAACATGAGAAGACTTCAAAGATTTAAGTTCGTCTCTTATTTCGTCAAGATATAAGTTCATTTCGGATATATTTCTAACCGTATATGCTAAAAGAGACATAAGACCAAGTGTATTTACCCCAGTCAATAGAGTTGCTCCGTTTGTACTTAAACTACCTTCACTCATTTATAATCAAATTGTTTTAAACAATTCAAATTCTTCTGTAGAAGATATAAACTTATCTATCAAATGTTCATCAAAATATCTAAGTTTGTAAAAATATTTGTTAAAGAACATCTGTGTTATTTTAAAAAGTTTAAAATCAGAGAGTTCTGGTTTATGAGTTTTTACTTTTTGTAAAATTTTGTGTTTGAGAGCGATCGAATTGCTACTCTCTTCTGGAAAAAATTCCAACATTTCGTTGAGTTTAAAAGTTCGTTTTATCCGCGGTTTCGAACTTACTTCAATAGTATCAAACGGGTTATCCATTTTATTTGTATATTTTTTTTTAAATATTCAAAATGGTTCATGATACTTTTGATATAAATATCAAAGGTAGTGGTTTTAATATCGCTACGATGTTGATTACAGGTTTTATGTTCGGTGTAGCTATTTCTAACACTGTTTATTTTGCTAGAATTTCTGATAAACCCTCTGAAGCAATGGGAAGAAATTCTGCAAGAGCGATGATGGGTGTTAATATATTTTTAGCCGCCCTGACTTTTATTATTTTCTTCTGGTCTTCTTATAAACTTGTTATTGCTAACGAAGACAAACATTCCACTATGTCAAAATATGTTTCTAATACACGTAAACAAATGAAAAAACTGAGATATAATACAGAAAAAAGTATGGCAGAACTGGATAATATAGACAGTACTGACGACGAAATGTTTCATAGTAATTCATACAAAGTTTTTGATAGTCCAGATACGTCTTCATCAGCGTCTGATACGGATTTTTCAGATTTTTAATTATTCGTTATCGCTGTCTTCTGAGAAATACTGATTTTCTACATGACTATCGCGTATTTGTTCTTCTGTTGGTAAGTTAGGCCAATCAAAATTGTATTTATTCATAAGAAAATGTCCCTGGTCTGACATTTCTCTAGCAAACTCCATAAAAAATTGTTCGACTTGTTCGTGAGAAGGCATGATTTTTATAAATTAAATTTATAAAAATAATTCATTTTAATACTGTCTGATAATGTATTTATCCATATTATGACTAAAATGTATAGGGTCTTCCTTAACAGGGACAGGAGTATCCTTAACAGGGACAGGAGTATCCTTAACAGGGACAGGAGTATCCTTAACAGGGACAGGAGTATCCTTAACAGGGACAGGAGTATCCTTAACAGGGACAGGAGTATCCTTAATATGTGGCTCTATCTTCTCTTTTCCAGAAATAACATTCTTAACTAAATCTTTCGGATCTACCATCCTTTCATTGAAACTCTTCCCATCTTTATCCAAAAAAACTTTACCTTTTTGTATCCTAGTCTTTCCAGCGTTTGTCAAAGCATAAAGTTCTGAATTATTTGTTAAAGAATTCTTCCAGTTTTCGGTTTTCGTTATCAAAAAACACGGGTAATAATAAGCATAGTTTTCTATTTTCTCGGGAACTTTAGATTTAACAAAATCTACCCAATCCATCCCAATATCATCAGTCCCTGATTGTTTAATTTTCTTGGTCTTTGTATTCGCCTCTACTCTAAAATATCGAGTTTTCTCTTCTTCTAGAGCCCAAAATTCCTCAATAATCAAATCTCCTTGTTTGTAGAATTTAGATATTTCTCTTATCAGACTGGTCTTTCCACTCATATTATCATAATGGATATTTAGAAAATTAAAATTGTCACCTAGAGACAGAAATTCATTAATAGTACTGATTTTCATAAAATGAGGTCCGCTCCCCATAATTCCGTTTCCTCTCGAATGAGCACAGTGACCACACCCTCTGGCAGTCATCATCACACATAGGTATTCTTTCATTTTGTTTTGTTTTTTGTTTAAGACTGATTTTTGACTGCTTCTATCATTTCTAACATTTTAGATCTCGTGTCTTGCCCATTTAAGAACATATCGGCATGAAGTTTTCCATTTTCCAAACTCTTAACTTTTTCATATTCTTTAATATCAAAACCATGAACAAAACCATTTACTAAAGCAACATCAAGATTGTTTTCGATAGATTTTTTCACTCTCTCAAAATAGATTTTTTGTAACGAGTTTTGAACTTTTTCCAAATACGTGTAAGGTTTATGTGTAGGGATAGAATAATTACCAATATATAAAGTAACAGCATCATCATTAAGTGTAAAATTTTGTGAGTAGGGGTACACGTCAAAATCTGAAAATGAGGTATATTTAGTATTTTCTATAATATGATGTTCAAGGGAACCGAAGTTTGTTAAGGAAGCCATAACACAATCTTTCAGTTTATAATCTGGAGTTGTTATGGGGTTGAGAGAAGTTATACTATTGTCATGAACTATAAAATTAGGGAAAATCTTTGTCATTTTATATATCTCTTTCAATGTAATATCCTTATCGAATAGTTTCTTATTTGTAAATATATGATTAAACCAATCATTCAAATCCTCGTTGATGTCTCTTGAGGCATTCATTTCAATGCACCCACCAAAAAGAAGAGATGTGAGGGATTCTAAATTCACAAGTTTTTCTACTATTTGATCATATGTAAAACCAAGACACTTGAGAAAAACAATAAGAGAAGCTGCTCCTCCGCCAGTCCAAATAACAGATTGCTTTGTTTCTCTCTCCATTCCTTTCAAGAAACCCATGACATCTATTGTAAGAGAACCATCGGATATTATAAAAACATTAGAATACATCTTTTAAGTAAAATTCATTTTAATGTAAACAAATACATTAGACGTTTAAGAGCAGCTAATATTTCATCTCTCATATTAAGGATATCTGTTTCTTTTTCATCTAAAAATCCTTGAACGATATTTTCAAGCCAAAATTTTTCTGTTTTCAAATATGACATCACTGTGTTTTCTTCTATAGTTCGGTATTTTGCTGTAAATGTATTGGATATTCTTTTTTCTCTACCACCTTGAAGCGACTCTATAATATTATCTATAATTGGGTTAACTTTCTCCATATACTCATCGGTTGCCTTATGTCTTGCATAAGAAGTTGTTTTCCAATGAAAAAGACGAATTTGATTAATGTGAATTAGAAGATGTTCTAGAATCTCTTGCATTTTACTTAAAAATATTTTAACTAAAATTATATAAATTTAGATGTTTTAAAATGACAAAACAAAATATTCTTAGACCTAATACACCTACCGAAAAAGGAGTAAAAGTAGGAAAATATACCTACTACAAATCCTCTAAACCCGACAAGAAACTTATGGTTATAGTTGATGGAAAGAAAATACACTTTGGTTCTAGTGCTATGCAACATTACAAAGACAGAACAGGTATTTGGAAAAGCAAAGATCATGGAGATTCTAAAAGAAGAGAAAATTACAAAAATAGAGCTGGTGGTATTAAAGGAAAGGATGGAAAACTAACATATACTGATGAGACAAAGGCAAATTATCACGCTTATCATATTTTATGGTAAATAAAATGAAGCGATTTATCATTTCTGGTATAGTTTTGGTCATCATAATAGTAGTAATACTCGTAGTGGTTTTTGCTACTGTTTGGAGAAATAATTCTAACTATGATAGTATTTTTGAAGGACCTACAGATAGCAAACTTTCAAATCTTGCTATAAATTCTCTAAATGGAGCTGTAACATATTCTATTCCGGAAAAGTATCAAAAAAACTATCTGGTGTGGAAAGATATAGTACCAGAAGCACAAATTCTTATTGATAACTTTGATGACATCAAAAGAGAAGTAGAAGATATTATGAAAGATTATGATAGTATACCAGAGTTCGATAAAATTGATGATAAACAGGATAGATTGGCAAACTCGGACAATAAAAAATGGAAAACGTTCATGTTTAAATTTTACGATGAGTATAATGAAGAAAATTGTAATAAATGTCCCAAGACATCAAAGTTACTCAAAAAACTACCACTTGATCTTGCTATGTTCTCGATTATGGAGAAGGGTAAAGTTTTGGTACCACATCAAGGTCCGTGGAGAGGATTGCTTAGAATGCACTTAGGTATTGATGTTCCTGATGGTGCTAAAATAACTGTTGATAATGAAGATTACTATTGGAAAGAAAAAGAGTTGATTTTATTTGATGACACTTTTACTCATTCTGTAGAAAATCCTAATGGTAGAAGGGTGGTTCTCTTTATGGATTTAAAGAGAAAACATATTCCGGATACATTCCATAAGATTGCTATGATGGCTGGAAAAGATTACTTTAATAAAGTTAATATGAATATCGAAAAGAACTCAACTAAGGTTCAATGATATAAATTTTATTACTGTTTAATCTAATAAATTCTTTTATAGTTTTATTTTTTCTAACAAAAAAACGGAAAATTTTTAGCGGATAATTAACTTCTTTCATATCCAATTTCATAATATCTTCTAGTAACATCCAACTATATTCAAGAATTTCTGATTCTTGTTTTGTCACCTTTTCTAATTTATACATTCTGACCAAAAAGAACGTATAATCTCCTAATGTTATGCGTTTGTCAATGTCCCTTTCGCTTACATCGATATTGGTTTCTTCTTTCATCTCTCGTATAGCAGTACCAATCAAATCTTCATTTTGTTCTAGATGGCCTTTTGGAAAACTCCATTTACCAGATTGTTTTCCCCTAACTAACAAAATCCTGATATTATCGCCACAAAAATGTATAGGTATGATTCCAGCACCGATCATTTTATTATAGAAACTATAATAAAATTTCATTGTAAACATAATTTTACATTATTAATTAAGAATTGAGGAAACATGGCTACAATGTCTGTGATAAAAAGAAACGGAGAAGACAATGCTCCGCATATACAATATTTACAATTAGGTTCTCTAAACTCGTATAAACTTTTCAAACAAAAACAATATTTATAATATTCTGTTTTATCTTCATCGTCTAAAGATATAAGTTCTCTTCTTTCATCCATTTTTATATAATCTATGTTTATATTAAGTTATATTAAGTTATATTAAGTTATATTAAGTTATATTAAGTTATATTAAGTTATATTAAGTTATATTAAGTTATATTAAGTTATATTAAGTTATATTAAGTTATATTAAGCAGACATTGATATGATACTTACTGTTTCAGAACTACCAGTAACATTTGTACATACTGCTAAAAATTCACGACTTTTATTCCGTAAAATTGTCATTGTTCCAGAAAGTTTAACATTTGTACCCGCAGTGAGTGTTATAGCTTCCGCGCCGTCTGACGTATTTACAATAACAAATCTAAATGAAGTTCCAATTGCTGCACTTGATAATCCTGCAACAATATCTGCAGCAGTTGGTGTTACATCACTTCTACCGAGTCCGTTTGGATCTCTTAATACTAATCCTCCTAATAATTGGACTATAGTATATGTTACATTATCAGCCGTAGTAACTGTTGATGCTGTTAAATTAACTTGACTATTCTTTCCTAATACAACATTTCCACGTCCATTAGGAGTAATATTTATATTAGAATCACTAGCAGAAGTGGTAATATCCATAACACCGGCCGATGTAATATCTATACCACCAGCACTGGCAGTAATGGAAATAGCATCAGCTCCTGTACCAGCGCAAGATGCTATTAATGTTTGATTTCCTCCTCCTGCTACTACTATATTTAAATCTTTAGCTTCGCCAGTGACTGTTAAATTAGAATCATCAGTAGCATCCAAAGAAAGTGTTGTACAATCTAAAGTTGCAGCACCAGTTACATTAACATCTAAAATACCAGCGTTTATTTCAACCTCTGACGTTGCAGCAGTATCAGCGTTAAGCTGAAAAGCTACACCGGCGGTATAAACTGTAGTTATAACAATATCACTATCTACACCAGATGCAGTTATAGCGACAGCACCAGATGCATCAATAGTTAAAGCAGCTGAATTTATATCCATCGTACCAGTAGTAGTAAGATCTAATTCACCTGAACCAGCTCCTATTGATAATCCAACAGCATCAATAGTAGCAGCACCAGTTACAT